AATAAACATAAGATCGTAGTATCTAATGTAATCAATCGCCCACTTAGTTATATCAGCTGTAATCTTTGTTGCATCAGCACTAGAAGCTAAAGTACAAAGCAAAGATAATCTCATAGCCTTCTCTCTGGATCTACTGAGCAAAGGTTCTAAGTTATCTTTTTCTAATATGTCTTGTCTTTTAATAATCTCCCTAGCAAAGTCTTGTAACAGTTCTTCTGATGGTTTATCAAACTCTAGTACAGTTTGGTTTAAATCTAACTCTGCATTATCTCTTGCTGCATCAGATAAATTACCTTTCATTCTACGAACATAATTAACCCAGTTGACTATACTTGTAGGTGGCTCTTTAAATCTTTTTAGATCTCCAACACGTCTTGGTTCATTAGATTCAACAACTACAAACCTGTTAAGAAAACCATCTGCTATCCTTCCGCTGTTAAGTGCGCCGTAAAAGTTTTTGGGTACAGATAATCCAACTAATGTAATAGCTGGTTTATGTGTAACTCTATTCATCATCTTTTCTTTGTACTCTTCTTGTACTGCCATAAGAGAATAGTTGTCTGGTCGTAGAGTCCCATGGCAACGCCCCCAAGCTTCCATAAGTGTTTGTATGCCGTCTTCTTTGTTTGTGTTACCAGCATTACTTATAGCCTCAAGTCTTTTACCGAACTCATCCATAATTGTTATTTGTGTTGGTCTTATTTTAAGAACAGAGTGAACAGCACCACTTGATGTATAACCATCACCAACAATTAACTTTTCTTGATCTGAAGCATTTAGTACAGATTCAATAAATGTTTTGATGTTTTCTTTTCCCTGCCCCGATTTAGCAACACCCATAAAATACATACTAGAAAAGTTATTCATGTTTGTTCTATATAATCTTCCACAAGTAACACTTGCTAATGCTAACGCCCCTACAAGAGATAGTTCTGGTTGCGGAACTTGAGCAATATCCTCACAAAAGTCAAACATGCTTTTAAGCAGTCCAGGTGGCGAGAATAAATCTTTAGGTGGTGTAATGCTTTCGGTTGACTGTATAAATAGTGGAGCTATCTGATTCTTACGATCATGTGTTCTTTTAACATTATCAACAACTGAATCAACTTCTTGTTGCGGTAGTGGTGGGTTATTATTCTTATTCCAATTTTGTAAAAAGACTCTAACAAATTCTAAGTTTACATTTTTAGATATAAGATAGCCTGCAATCCTAGCAGCTCCATCATTTCTAGATCCTTCCAACACGCCATCCAAGGAGAAAGGTGCCGTTTGTTTACTGCTGTCAATCTTAGGAACGCCTGTAATCTGTAAGTATTCTTTTTCAGTAAAGTCTGGAAGATCTGTATGGTCATGTATTTTCCAGTCTGGAAACATAACAGGCTTATAAACTTGGCCATTAGCATGACGGTTATATGGAGCAATAATAAGACCACCCACACCCCTAATATCTATTAGTCGTTCAATAGGTGTTTCGTTGGTCCTTCTGGTTGCAAAGGTTGTATAGTTTTCTGGATTGTTATAATAGTAATGCATACCCTTACCAGTTATGACTTTAAATGGACAAGCAGGTAAATTCTTTTCTACCCAATCCATAGCCTCTGGTGAATCTGCATCAACAACAACAAACTTGCCACAAACTAATGCGACAACTAAATTGTCTCTATCTTTAAACCAAGACTCTACAAGTTCCCTAGTGGGTCTTGTTTCCTTATATTGTTCCCAGCCTTTTAAAAATGATGGAGGTTTTTTGTTAGATCTTTGTAAAGGTACTACATTATATCCATCATCATAATAAGCCAGCGCAATATCCAAGGACGAGTCATCCTCGGTAATATTGAGTTGGAACATACTATTTTTGTTCTTCTAAAATTTCAGATATAGAACCGTAAATAGATTCAAAGTCTAATCTTCCCTCTGTTGCTTGGATGATCTGTTTAGCTTGCGCTATAGATGGTTGCCTGTATCCATACCTCCAGGATTTGCATGATGCTTCAGAACAATTAAAATCTTCTGCTGCTTTTTTATGACCTAAAAACTTTATATAACCAGATAATGTGTATTGATCTACTTTTCTTTCTTTATGCTTTGGTTGAACGCCCATAGTACTTAACTCCTTTAATTTTTTTGTTGCAATAGCCTTGGACCTAAAATAGTAATTAGCTAGCCAAGTTATATCGTTTTGTTTGCTCATATACTTCTCCTAAATAATATGATTTACATATTGTAGTTTCTTGGGTTATAATAATCAAGTTCATTTTTACACAAACTATAGGAGGGTAGATCATGAGCTTAAAAGATAAGATAAAAACACCTGATAAATTGGTGGACCAACAAGGGGCCAAGCTTCTTGTATATGGTCAAGCGGGAGCTGGTAAAACTTTTTCAACACAAAGTATGCCAGGTAAGGTTTTAGTTATTAGTGCGGAAGCTGGTTTGCTTTCCATTAAAGATGCGCCTAACGTATCTGCTATTGAAGTATCTAATTATGACGATTTAAGAGAAGTGTATGCTGCTCTTAAATCTGGTGAATTAGTCTACGATAGCGTATGTTTAGACTCTGTATCAGAGATTTCTGAGATCTTGTTGGTACATGAGAAAGGTAGAAACAAAGACGGAAGAATGGCTTATCAAAACGTAAGTGAAGCTGTTACAAGTCTAATGAGATCATTTAGGGATCTAGATATGCATGTCTTATTTCTTTGCAAAGAAGGTAAAGAAAATAATGATGGTGTATTTTTCTTTGGTCCTAAGATGGCAAGTAAACCTTTGGGGGATGCAATTACGTATTTCTTTGATGAGGTTTTGGCACTACGAGTTATCGAAGATCAAGATGATGACGGTAATCCCGTAGCTGCAAGGTGGTTACAAACAAGGATAGGTCAAGGCTACACAGCCAAAGATCGTAGCGGTAAGCTAGAAGCCTTTGAGGAACCAAATCTAACTGCTCTAATTACAAAATTAGGGTTTAATATTAATATTGAAAATAAGGAGAGTGCGTAATGTCAGATTTTGATGGCGTTGATTTTTTTGAGAATGCGGAGCAAATGGAATCGAAAGGTCCAGAGGTTGCTCCAACTGGTGAGTACGAGGCAAAGATTATTGCTGCTGAGAAATATAAATCTAACAGCGGTAATTGGACGCAGAAGGTAACTTTTCAAATTGATGGCGGTAACTACCGAGATCATAATGAATGGTATAACTTATGGTCTGCTAACGAAGATTCAAAAAGAATAGCAAGCGAGATATTTAGTCGGCTTGCTCTTGTTTGTGGATTTAAAAAGCTACCAGATCTTGCAAAAGATTTTATTGGTAAGCAACTTAAAGTTGGCATTAGACAGTATGAAGACAACTGGACTAATAATGACGGCCAAGCTGTTACTTCGTTGAAGACTAAAATCATTAAGATGGAACCTTCAGAGATGAAACCAGCTGCACCTGGAGATAAACCTCCATTCTAGGTGTAAAAGAAAGAAGGGGGCTATATGCCCCTTTTTTTTGTGTTTTAAAAAAAAACGACCTTCTGAGAGGCCGTTGGTGACGTTTTCTTACCTTACCCTAGGGTTTACCCTTAACGAAGTTATCACGTTTTTTCGGTATTTGGATCTATAGCTTTTAGATAAAGTTCTTGCCAAAATTTAACCTTATGTAAGAGATCGTTGTTTTCTTCGACAAGTTTTTCTAAATCTATTTTGCTATTATCACCTGGTATGCAAATGGAAAAGAATATTTTATTTTTATCTACCTCAGTTTCAAACTTTTCTCTTAATAAATCTGGAACGTTTGCAGCGTTTGGATCCACAGCATCAATATAAAACTTTGCCTGGACCAAAACTTCTCTTTCTTTTTTTAGTTCAGTCATCCTCTTTTTCTCCAGAACCACCAGGCAACTGTTCTACATCAAACCAACCACAAGGATAATTAATCATTACATGTTCTCCAACTTTTTAATGATACGGTTTAAATAGAAAACTGCTTTCTTTAAATCTTGAATGTTTGCGCCTTTATGATCTTCTCTCCAAATATATTTAACGGCATTACCTTTGCAGTAGCCTTTAAATTCTTCAGCCGTAAGCATAGATTCAAGCACATCTAAACATTCAAGACCCCCCTGCAAATAATGAGGTGGTTGGTTTACTGGATCATTTTTGACTTTGCTCACTTCCTATCTCCAAGATCTACAGTCACAATATTAGGTGAGTTATAGATCGTAGCTTCTTTGCCGTTTAATACAGCGTTGTATTCGCCTAACAAATGTTCAAGCTTGAGCCAACCAGCAGTCATGTCATCATGATTCATTTTGAAAATCTTACTTGCAAAAGGTTTTTTCTTTTCTTGCGCAACAAAGATAAAATCAGCCACATGAAAGCCAGCTTTCTCAAAGCCACGCTTATACCAAGCGGCTTGAAGATCGTACTGATACTTCTTGATAGATGAAGTAAAGCCTCGAACTGAGCAATCAGTCGTAGTTTTATAATCAACAAGAATAATAGAGTTAGACTCATGAGGCATACTGACAGGGTATCTAAGCACATCTGACTTAACTTTAAGCAATAGATCTTTCTCCCACCAAAAGATTGCTCTTTCAAAGGGAGAGTTGAACACACTTGGATATTCTCCCTCATCAGCTGATAGATGTTTAATACCCTCTGGTATCAAAGCCTCCTTCATACTGTAAAGAGTGTCTTTATCTTTAGCAGTAATAACGGTTAATCCTCTGTCTTCATACTCCTTCTTTAACTCTTTGTTAGCGTTGGTGTATGGAGATCCACTCAAGCACACCACATCATTCACAAAAGCTTCCTCTCCCTCAACAATAAGCGAGTGAGCGGCAGTTCCAAACTTCATGGCTGGGGTAGTCTCATGCTCCTCTTCAAATGCATGAAGCTGACTCTGGCCAAACCTTCTAATGTTTGATGATGAGATCCCTGGTACTGAATGATAGAAGTTATGTTCCATATCTGGGAAATAGACAGCATCCCCGAGGACCATATGTTCTTCGTTCTCTAAGATTTCTGGCATTATTTTCATGACGCCTCCTTCATGCTATCAACGGCATCTGTAAGCTTATTAACAATCTCTGTTAGATCTGAGATGTTAGCCTTCAGTTCAAACAAAGTGTAGTTAAGACGATCTTTAGTGATCTCTCTTTCGTTTGATGCATTTAAGATTGCATCTATCTGTTCTTTAGTTGTTTGCATATTACTCTCCTAAGTAAATGTGTTTCATTGCATTTTAAAGGAAAAAGTCTATAATGTCTACATATAGAAACTTTAGGAGGTTACAAATGGGTAGAACTAGCGATATGTACATGTTAATGCGTTTGTCTTATGACCAGGCTGAGAATGATCTGGCTGATAAGAAAACAGATAATCTTGTGGGGGCCTACAAGAAATATCACAAAGAAAACTTAAACTTCGAGTCATCCTGTCCAGAGGAAGAAGTTCGTATGTTTCATAACGAAGAGTTTGAGAACATTCAAATAGTTTAGTTCGCGTCATTCAGCAATTAAGCTGGATAGTCTGCATAAGTATCGGGGGAGCTTGGCGAAACAATCCCCCGCTTTTATATAAGGGATAAAAATATGAGTAGTACAGAGTTAATACAAACAATCGTGAGCCAGTTTCATAGTCTTTCCAGGTCTGAAAAGCTAGAACTTATTGATATATTGATGCGTCATGTTGCACATGAGGTTAAACAAGAAGATCTAGATAATTTTACTGAATAAGTTATAGTTAATTAATGACAGTCAAAGTAGTCCCAATCCAAAGTAAGATGCAAAAGCCAACTCTAGCTGAGGTGGTTTCGCGTTTAGAGAATCTTTTTAACAATTACACACTAAGAGGCGAGGATAAGTTAAGCGTTGTTTTAACTTCATTGAGCTATTGTGTGTGGAGTCTACAAAAGCTTGTAGAAGAGGATGATGATAAGCTGCTGCATTTAGTAGATGAGATCCTCAATCAATATGTAGAACTGGGTGAAACTGTCATAGAATTTACGCCAGATAATGACTAATCTATTATTGTCTTATTATTGTCATAAATGTATGACGCAAGAAAACATGATAAGAATGCGGGTTTGACGATTATTTTATTTTTTTCATTTTTGTCACAGGAAAGAAGGAAATATAGATAAATAAATCATAAATATCTTGACGAAGTAATTTGTTGTAAGGTATCCTCTCAATACACTTTAGGGTAAAGTGGGGGTAGGTATTAATAACTATCTCACTCTAATATGCTTAAAACAACATGGGTTATAGAAAAAATAAATTAGAATATGAACCTATCCTTTCTCCAGAAGAAGAAGCTCCTATAGAATTCGCTAATCTAGACAATTCACTCAATCGCAGACAAAGAAACTTTATTTGGCAAGCTGTCAATAATCCTCGTTTATCTCTCGTAGAATGCGCACATAAGGCTGGGTATAAAGATGCTCGTCAATCTGCCAATAAGCTCATGAATCATCCTACTATTCGCAAAGAATATAACTATCTGATGAATGAAGCTAAGAAGAAGTATGAGTTAAATTATGATAGAGCTGTCCAGGATTTATATGATATTAGAGACAAGGCCCTCGAAGCGGGGTCCTTTAACGCTGCCATATCGGCACAAAATAGTTTGTTAAAGGTCGGGGGTCTTGTGGTGGATAGAAAAGAGGTTATGTTCGGGAAGGTAGATCAAATGAGTCGGGAAGAAGTAGAGAAACGACTTGAGCAGCTGATGGGGAATGTGGTCTTAGCCAATAAAACTGACGGTCTTCTGGATCCAGGCGAGCTGGAAGATGAAGCTGATAGTTTGGAAAGGTTGGAACAGGAAGATCTAAAACAGGAAGCAATAGATCAAGCTACGGATTTAGAAGAAGAAGAAAGTTTTGATTAGTTTTGGTTAGGTCTATCCAGAATAAATACAAGGATGTATAAGAATAGTGCTAGGTAAAATAAGAAACTCATGAGAGTGTGGCACTCATAAGATACATACTTTTAGGAGAGTAGAAGATATATTGAATCCAATCAAACAAGTACCACTTTCGGATTGTATCGAGATTAATCATAATTAGCAACAATCTTGAGGCCCTCTATTCTGTCTTGGGGTGTTTTAAACCAATAAGATCGGATGGGTTCTTTGTCTTTGTTTAGATAAACTTCTACGCCATATGGAAGCAAAGTGTTGGGTTTATCTTGTTTGACAATAACATAACGGTATCTTTTCATAGGTTCTCAAAGTATTTAACTGCGATAAAAACACCAAAAATAACGGTTAGCCAAATAAGAAAGCCTACTCCGAATATATATCCAATTATCTCAATCATTTAGCAAAGAAGGTTTCATATAACCATTTGCGCATAGGTTCTGTTTGGGTTGTCTTGGGTCTGCCAGGTTTACTGATATTAGTTATGACTCTGCGTCCACTTGCATAATCAAGCTGTCGGTAATCCTCTATATCTTCATTACTTTCATGCTTTTGAAAGTAATAACAAGTAAGAGTGGTATCCATTCTTTCTTCCAGGGTTTCCTGCCTGCGTTTTTCTACTTGGTCTGAATATTGGGTCATCTTATCTCCTATTATTATCTTCAGTTATTATTATATATAAAATTGCTACAAGCACTAAAAGGGTTGTAATTTCAAAAAGTATTTCTAAAAGGTTAAGCATTTTCGTTCTCCTTAAATGCTTGATCTCGTTCTTGCTCGGTAGCAAACCATTCCCAAGATATATCTGAACCATCAGAGTTATACCAATCAGCAACAGTATCTAAATCATATTGACCATACCAAGACACAATTCCAAAAACATAACCATTGTTATCGTCTTTGTTAAATTCGTAAGCATCAGTATCAAACCAAGAAAATTTCATATGATTTTGAATATCATAATCAAGTTCATCTACACCAATATTATCTAAATTATTCATCTTCGTTCTCCATAACTTCGGTATTAATATCTTGTAATTCTGAATTTTCACAAAGCGCTATAGGATGAGTATTAATATTTTCTAATACTCTATCTTTTTTAATATCATCAGTACTTACCTTTACTTTGTAATAACAAGTCTGCTTAATTACTAATTCTTTCATCTTCGTTCTCCTTTAAATTAATCTTATTTAATTCTGTCCAAGCTATAAGATTAAATTCAGAAAATACAGAATCTTTAAAACCAAAATTTTGTAATCTTTTTAAATAATCTTCTGCTTTATTTTTATTGTTAAATATTTTAGTTCTAGTATTTTCATGCAATTCTGGTGTGTAGTATGCTCTTGCCATACCAAATTTAACTTCATACTTCATTTTCGTTTACCTCTAAATTAATTTCTAAGTCGTTGTCAAAACAATTGTTATGCATTTCAATCGCATCTTTAATTTGTCTGAGTTTATAACTTATCTCCCAAGCTGACTTAGATCGTCTGTATTCTTGGTGTTCTTTCTCTGCAATATTATTTTTTGTAGAGTGATAAAGTGCTATTTTTTCAGCGTGGTCTAGTGGCAAGTCTTGGCTATTACCATAAAACTTACGGCTACCTCTACCCCTTGCTTTGAATTGGTAGCGTTCTTTATTGGCTACACTTAAGAGAAACTCTAAGACTTGATGTCCGTTAGTTAGGGGAGTATCTAACTCCCCAGTAGGTATATCAAAAATGTTTCTTCTGATATGTTTGAACTTGTTGCGTTCTTTAAATTTATACTTCATGACTGATCACCAACGGCAATATTATGTTTTGTGAAGTACGCCCAAAGAGGTGTAAAGTCTTTGTCATGTAAAGTTGCAAGATCATATCTGCCATTAGGCATTTTAATCATCTTGGTTTCAGCTACATACCAAGAGTTGTTTTTGAATAGGTAAATCCATTCAATATCGAACTGCACATTCATTAAGAAAGCATGAATAGAATGAAATGTTTGAGGTGGTTCTTGATGAACTCTACCCTCGTTTGATTCTATTATTGTTTCTTTAAGACCAGACTGATAGCCGTTGTCTACTAAAGCGATTGCTTTCTTGTGGTGGTTGTAGTGGTTATAAAGTATCTTGCCGTTGTATTCTGGGTAGCCGTCATAATGACAATACATTACGACTACTTTTCCATTTGGTTTTTGATACGCTATATTACTTCTTGTTCCCATAATTACTCTCCTAAAAGTTTGAGGGTTAAAATATTTATCACTCTTTAATACTACTAAATGTATCCAATATATGCAAGTGTTTTGTTATACAAAATGTAATTATTTTTTATAGTTATATTTACGCATATGCGAGGAATTCGAAAGTTAATCGCATCCCCCCTCTCTTTCCCTCTCTCCCCCACAAAAAAGCTAGGAAAAAATCGGGTCGGGTCGGGTTAAGCTAAAGAATATTAAATGAGGGGTGTATTGCTACACATAACACAACACAACAGAGCTTCCAGATCCTTCCAGGAGACGCCGTTGATGGTCTTGAAAGGTTGATAAATCATTCGGGTCGGGTCGGGGCATTTGAATCGGGTGTCGGGGTTCGGGATTTCTGCAAGGCATAACACATGATAACACAACAGGAGGATCTGCGTAGCTCTGGCGTCTTCCAGATCCGAGCTGGGACGCCGTTTGTGGAAGAAAGATGATTACTAAATAGTTAGACAGAATGTATCCACTCGTGTTATACTTATGGTTCATTTAAACAACATACTTTTAGGAGGTATATAAAATGAAAACCAATAAACAAGAACGAGAAGCGATAGCTAACAAGTTCTATAGAAGAATGGAATCTCAAATGATTACCAAAAATGAGGCTTTTAAAAAGACTGCTACTTATAAAAAGCTGACAAAGTTAAAAGCAGAAAGAAACAAAATACTCAAAGAAAGTGAAAAGCTAAATGTGGCTATTTCTAAAGAGATTAATGACTTTAATCAAACCAATCCTTCTGAGTATTTTTCGTTAAGCGATCATTATGATTATCGCAATAATCAAAATTCAGATTATCGTTTAAATTTAGAGAGTTCTTGGAGTGTTCAAAACTCTTTATGTAATGCAATCTTGATTGCTCAAGTGGGGGCAGAGACTGTCGAAGATATGATGAAAATTTTAGAACAGGAGGTAAGTTTATGAACTAACTAACTAACTCCAAACTGACCCCGATCTACTCGGGGTTTTTTTTGTCGGGGAATCGGGGTCGGGCTTTTGGATTCGGCAAAGCAGATTACACACACATAAGATACACACAAACACAAACACACCAGGGGGGTTGCAGCCCTGTCCAGGAGAGGATGAAATAGATCTATAATTAGTAGTTGACAGTTTGTATCCAATTAGTTATATTAGAACTTCATTAATTAATTTAGGAGAAAATAATGACAGAAGAATTGAAAGAAAGAACCTTACCTTTTAAGTGCGACATCTTAGACAAAGAGCCGCAAGAGGTAAAGAATATATTTGGCGGCGCATCATGCACAATCCCACCAGATGCGGTTGCTGTTTACGATACCATTATGGGGATGCAAGTCATGCCTAATCCCGATTGGGAGATTGTTAGAAAAGGTATTGATTGGTTTATAGAGCATGAACCAGAAGCCTATATGGTGTTGTTAGATTAATAGATCTCTAACTATTCTAAGCCCCTCTTTTTCGAGGGGTTTTTTTTGCCCAGCAGGATGGTCGGGGATCTAAGTCGGGGATCTAAATGCGTCCATCAGCTCTGCGAAGCAGGAAGAAACACACAAGACAAACACAAGTGAGGCCCGCAGCAGCTCTGGCCAGGACGACAGTACTGGTTCAAAGATCTTTAAATTAATAGTTGACAAGATGTAACCAGTCAGTTATATTAAAGGCTCATTAACTTATTTAGGAGAAGAAGATGAAAATACTAATTGGATGCGAGACTAGCGGAATCGTTAGAAACGCTTTTATTGATAACGGTCATGACGCTTGGAGCTGCGACATACTCCCAGCGGATGATCAGACCAACCGTCACATCCAGGACGACATCAGAAATGTTCTAGAGATGGAAGCTTGGGATCTATTAATGGTGGCCCATCCACCCTGCACCAGGCTTTGTAATTCTGGTGTGCGTTGGTTGCACAAAGCACCTCCTGGCAAAACTGTCGAAGAGATGTGGGAGGAGCTGGATGAAGGTGCAGCACTCTTTTCGGATCTTTGGAACGCAGACGTGCCGCGGATCGCAATTGAAAACCCCATCATGCATAAGCATGCGAAGGCCAGAATAGAGAACTTTGAGCCGTTTGCGCAAAGCGTCCAACCCTACGAGTTCGCTGACTCGGTTGAGGCTGAAGACAACGTAAGTAAACGCACCTGCCTTTGGTTGAAGAACCTACCGTTGTTACAGAAGACAAGCGAGCTGACTAGAGAAACGGCAAGACATGATATTCATCTTGCCAGTCCTGGTCCCGATCGTTGGAAGTTTAGAAGCAAGTTTCATAAAGGTCTTGCGCGAGCGATGGCTGAACAGTGGGGGGCAGTAGCATGAGTGACTGCGAGAAACAACTTCGAGACATGTGCGAAAGATATGCTGAAGAAGCAAGAGCTGGAGACATGAGATTTTATCCTTTGAATTATGGTGATGAAGAAGATCATTATGAGGCCTACTGCATTCGTTACATAATAGACGGAAGCGGGGAGTACCTGGGCGCTAGGCTAATGATAGCGGGAGGCGGTCCTAATGTTTGGGTTGACACATTTGAAGGAGAGATCCAGGGCTTTTGGGGTTCGGACAAGTGCAGCTTTCCAATCTGGGATTACGAATATATCGATGATTACTGGGAAGAGATGTATAAGTGCTTGAGCTAACCATTTTTCTTTACCTGCTGGTATTCCTAATGGGCGGTCGGGGTCGGGGCTGAGCATCAGTTTCGGGTCGGGCTGCTCAACTGGCAGGTGCCTTAACACACACAAGAGGCTTCACGCAGCCCAGGAGATCTCTGGCGTTTTGCAGCCAGGGTTCGCCAAAGCAGGTTTGAAAAATAAATGAAAATAGTTGTTGACAAGATGTAACCAAAGTGTTTAAATTAACTTAATTAAATAAATGACTATTAGGAGGTCAATATGAAGATAGAAATAAACTTATATGATGAGACAGGTCAACAGGTTGTTGGCAAAGCAATCGAGACAGCTTGTAACAGTCTCATCATTAATGGTCAGCACATCATTTCAAATGGTGGCATTAACTCCGAGATGCGCGAGTTAATGGGTCAGCCAACAGCTGAGCAGATCGGCATGACTTTAGTGCCGCCGCTTGGCAATCCCGATAACATCAACTAAAAAAACCTTGGAGGAATTAGGGGGCATTACGCCCCCTTTTTTATGGGACTCTATTTGTCAGGCAAATCGGATCGGGAATCGGGTCAGGCGGATGGGGGGGACACAAAAATTGGCTAGACCAGTAGAGACACACACAAGGACAAGATCTCTCTCAAACAAATTTCATTTTTTTTACATTTCATCAAAACAGGTGGTACAATCGAATTATTGTAAAATCGGTTTAGGCAGATCTAAAGATTT